CCGGACTCCATGTCTTCCGGCTCGCAATGCGTGAAGTAGTCCGGACCCGTATCGTTGAAGCGGCTCTCAATCGCGCCGATTCGCATCTTCGTCACCTTGTCGTGGTCGCGCCAGTAGGACGGCTTCGTGATGTAGTTCACGAGATTGACCGGTCCAAGCGGCGTCTTGACCGTCTTGGTAGACATTCCGTAGAGATAGGCACCCATTTTATCCCTCCTGTGGAAACTGAATGGAAGTCACGTATACATCTTCATAGCCGTTGGCGCGGAAGTAGAAAGTAGCTTCCCACTCGGCTTGCTCCTGATTGACATATTCGCCAACCAGTTCGCCTTGAACGTAGAGGCACCAAATTGTCACCATTGAATCCTCCTGTGCTTACAATTCAAATATAATCACTATTTTTGGGAAGTCAAGTGGCGCATGTGCGGGCGACACGCAAGGCGATCATGTCCTTTGCCCTATTGAACGGGATCACCTCCGCAATGCCATTGTTATACTTCTGTAGAAGCCACTTCACCTTGACTTCTGGAAAGTCATATGATGCGCGGGCGATAACAACGCCACTGTCTGCCGTATAGATACGGTCGGCTATGACCTTTGTAGGGCTCTTGAGGCAGTCCAAAATAGCCTGCCGAATGAGGGTGTCCATAATCTGTTCTGCGGTTGTCATTTCTTCCTCCTACCATCCGTTGGTTGCGTCTAGGGCTTCCTGCCAATCCTCATCGGACCAATCCACACAATTGAAGACGGGATGCTCGTTGGATGTGCTCCAATAGCCCCTCTCTCCCTTGCGGACGGTGTTGGGCTTGCCGACTCGCTTGCACGAAACAGGTTCAAGGCCGAACGTGGAAGGATCATCGTAATTCACATCCTTACCAGCGATTTGCGCCTTACAAACTCTGCGCCATGCGAAAGGCGACATGGACCAAAAGGCTCCGTATTGCTGAATGTAAACTCGGTCGGGCTTGTGTGTCATCACCTTCTCCTGTTAGCGGCTCTGAGTGCGTAGGCAAGGGCCTCATCGTAATTTTGGAAAGCCTTGCCGCCGCCAGTTTTGATCTGGACAAGATAAGCCTTGGGAACGTGTCGAGCCGGGACAAGCCATGCGTGCCTGCGGCAGTTCACAGAAGGGTTATTCCAGTAGGCCGGGACCGTGTAAGCCTCGCGGACAACAATCTGGACTTCCCTCTTTCCGCCCGTGATCTCGGCAACCTTGCCGGTGGCGGTGATATATTCAACAGCCTCAATAGCCATCTCAATCTCCTGTCTACTCCTCAAATATAATCATTTGTTTTGGAATGTCAATAGGTCAGTTTCCCGGCCCTCTAAAATACTCATACAAGCTTTCTACAGCTAGAGCACTGGCAACAATCGACCTATGTTGAACGCACCACGCATCGATTTGAAGTCGTGTTGCTTCTGGAATGTCACTCTTCATAATGTTAACAAACTTTATAACTTCTGGATTAGTAAATACTTCATATTCTGTTAAGTCGTGCTTTTTCATAAAATCATTAACATCATAGCTTGCTTCACACAACTTATTGATAATAATCATATTAGCCGCTACCATACTAGCGTCTGTCTTTGTCATGGTGGACCTTTGAAGAGCGAAAGTTGGCCCTATCATGGCCGAAAAAACGACAGCCGAAGTCATCAAAATCTTTAAAAACTTATTCATGGTATGTTCCTTTCACTGTTAAAAAAAGAGCCCCGAAGGGCTCTGGATTAGGCGACGTTGAGGACCGTCTTGGCGTTGGGGGCGTTCTTCGCCACCCCGATAGCCGACTCGATCAGGTCGGCCTCATTGTCGAGGCGGGAACCCCCGCGCTTGTCGTCCTTATCGTAACACGAGCGCGCCTTGACGCGGAGGCGAGCGGCCTCCACCTGTGCGGCGTCCACGAGGCGATTGAGGTAGAAATCCGAAATCACGAGATTGGGCATTTGTCTCTCCTGTTGGTTAGCGTTTTACCGGCCCATCCAGTAAGCACGCTCTTCCATTTCCTGTTGGGCATACTCGTCCCACTTATCCTCAAGTGTCTGGTTATCGTCTTCGATTTCCACCCACTTGGCAAGATCAACCGTGCCTATGGCCTTGATCTTCTCCAACATTTCGTTGGCGTCATAGGTCTTCTTATAATAAGCGAAGTAGTAGTCGTCGCACTCTTCGCTATATCCCTCATCGTAGAACTTGAGGTTAGGAAGAGCGTAGCTCTTATCGCCCTTTTCGAGGATGACGCAATCCGCTCCGTAGGTGGCGGGATAACCGTCATCCGTCTTGTAGATCGTGGCAAACTCCCACTGGCGAGCAATGAAGAGATTGTCGGTTGCGAGAATGGGGGTCCTCATTTAGTCCCTCCTGTTTCCTTACAACCCTAATATGGTCATTATTTTTGGACTGTCAAGGGAAAAAAGAAAGGGGGCCGAAGCCCCCTCATTTTAGCTTTGTAGATAGCGGATCGCCGCTTCCTTGCCGTGCTCTGTGAGGCTGATGCCGCCATGCTTCATGGTGACAAGCTCACGAATGGGCCGATGCCCAAGCTTGCTCTCAGAGAAGGTCCGACGCATGGCCTTTCCGAAGTGAGTCATCACTCCCAAAAAGTCATTCTTCCCGATGCCCTCATTATAGAGATGGGCCACGTTTGTCGGACCCGACTCAATGAGGATTTTCAAGAACTTATCACGAATCGGATTGTGATTGAGTGTCTTGAGAGCTTCCAGAACCTTGCGGGACTGAGACGACATGATGGGCTTGCGGCGCACGTAAGCACGACGGGCCTTGGTCCCGTTAAGTTGCTTCTCTTGGCCGACAATAATCTCTTCCATGTTATTCAGAACAGATTCAACGTTATCAACCGCTGCATCTAGCTCTGTTCCGTTAACAACCCGGAAGTCTGGAACATTAATGGAATGAATGACATTATCATCGTCACTCAGAATGTATGTGTGGTTCAACTCATCCCACTGTTTTCCCTGCCGATAGTGATGGCGGGCACGGCCGAGAAAAGCAAACTCTGCCTCATCGGCACAAGCAATCAAAAACTTCTTATCTGACATTCCATTTCCCCATGTGTTGGGCTTTCAACGCACCATTGCGTTATCAACCGATGTAACAATCGTCTGACACTTCGTCAAGTGGTTAGTTGATAGGAACATATTCAGTTGAACTAGAACAAAATTCCTAAAGCAAGAATATCATCTTATAAAAGAGTATATTGACTTTTAGAATCAGTATGTTATAATAATGGGGTAGGAAGGTTCCTACATGCTCTTTGAAACCGTGAGGAGAATGCAATGACTCGGAAGCAGAACCGTATCCCGACTGATGCCGTTGTTGCCCGTGAGGGTGATATCTTCATGCTCATCATCGCTCACTATTGGGCGAAGGCCGAAACCGTGGAGAAGGCTATTGCAGGAATACGTCGAGAGTCGGGCAAGACCCGCTCTCAGATCGAGCAAGAGGGATGGACCCTCCTGTCCGTAGAGCCTCGCACCTACATGGATGAAATGGGTTACATCATGTGGTATGAAGGCCAGAAGTATGAAAAGATTGCCGAGTATCATAAGCCTAGGGACTAAGAGTAAGGGGGCGAAAGCCCCCTTTTTTTATTCGTCTATGAGAGATGAGAACTTCTGTAGCCGTTCCATCTTGTTTTCGATAGCGTCGGACAACACACCGTCCCCGATATCAAGCTCTTTCTGGACTACGGCAATCAGTGCCAAAACGTCACCAATCTCCTGAATGAGGATTTCTCGGTTGTTCGGGCCGTCTGGATTGTCTGGATGGACAGAAGCGAAACCCCATCGCTTGATTTTGGAAATGATCTGAATGACTTCGGCACACTCTTCCTGAAAGATGGTGAGCGACTCATCAACCTTCGGGCTTAGATTCTTCATCACGAATTTCCTCTTCCTCTAAAAACCGGCCAAGCATGGCTCGAAATGATTCGATCAAAATTTGTTCCAACCCAAACGGGCCATCCTGTTGGGCCAATAAAGGGTCAACCATACATTGGATTTTCAGATTACCGCGCTGTAATCGAATGACGTAATTGTCATCCATCATCGTCTTCGTCCGAATATCGGGCAGGGTCAAAAGACTTGGAACGGAAATCGTTCTTCAAGTTTCTTTGCTGTTTACGAAGCCGCTCTTCTCTAATCTTTTTCTTAGTAAGCAAACGACGATCTTCGTCATCTTCGTAATAGTCGTTATAACGTTCTCTTTTCTTCATAGTAAGCCGGGAAATGCCTTTTCTACAATCTCTTTGGTGACTTTTGGATAAGGACACTTTTTGTCCTTCATGGAAATAATCAAATCTTGCTCGCCTTTGGGAAGGTAAGCCACGAACTCAATAAAAAGTTGTTCGCGTCGTCTTTGGTCAAGGTCATCTCTGCCGCCCTTGGCGAAGAGATACAGCCTTCTACACTCCATATGTAGACGATTGGGTTCGTTGAAGATCATGCCATCCGGGGGCACGAGCATTTCCGGAGGGACGGGGCCTTCTGGCAAGAGCCACACAGCATTGGCGCTGTAGATGCCGTGCAGGACTTGGCGAAGGGCCACACAGTCATTCTCTTGAAGGCAACGAACCCTATCTGCGGGTGTGGGAAGGGCCTCTGCCTCTTCCAAAATCTGATAGACTGGTCTTTTCATGTTAAAAGTCTTGTAATGACTCCATTAGGGTTTTGAGTTTGAACGCGATAAAATAATTCCAAATATTAGAACGGCTTTTATCCGCCTGTGAATTGTAGCTAGTTAATACTTCCTCACGAATATGATGAGGAATTAGGGTCAAATCTACCATTAGCTTATTGCGATGATAGTTTTTGAGCATTTCTGTTGTGCAGAAATCTTTCGGATCAAGGTCAAGCCACTTGTTGACTTTTTCCTTCATGAGGGGAGACTGCCGCGTCCGCGTCATGATACAATCGTCGCGGGACATGATGTTCGGAACACCGTCGCCAACATCGCCTCGAATGATGTGTTCCTTTAGGAACCGCTCCGGATCGGGACAGGTGATAAAGCCCCGGCGCATGGAATTGGGATCATATTGCTTGACGTTGGGATATTTCTGTAACTGTTGAAAATCTTTGTCGCCAGAAATAATCAAAATCTTTTCAGTATCGCCGTATTCCATAACCAAAGACGCAATGATATCGTCGGCTTCGGCCGTGGGCACCCGGATCACTCGATAGGGGAAATTGTCGCGAAGTTCGTCGCGAATCTGGTGGATTGCGTCATAGACGGCATTCCAATCAAGCTCAGAGGCATCACGGTCGCGTTTGCGATGGGCCTTGTAATAGGGGAAGATGGTTTTACGCCAGTATCCGTTGTCATCACAGGCGATGATTAGTTCGCCATAATCTTTACGGAACTTGGTGTTGAGAAGGCGAATTGTGTTGAGAACCATATGTCTCAACAATCCTACTTCGATTTTTACATTGGTATGATTTCCGATAGAAACCATGAGATTCGCAATAATTACCTGCGAAAAGTCAATAATAATCATTTTTTATGGGGCCTGAGAAAGTTTAAGTTACTCAATATATATGTTCTCAGACCCCATGTCAATACTGCCATTCAGGCGGGCGTGGTTTCAAAGTGAGATACCGCCGCCTTCGGTAACGCCAAAGAAGTTCGGCTTCGCCAAGATAATCGTGCCCGTCATAGGCTGGTTTCCTTGACTTTTAGGAGAATGATTGTTCCGGTCATACTAGAGTTTCCTTGACTGTGAGCTTTGAACCGCCACTCATATTAGTGTTATCTTTGCTAGGGGCCGAATTATCGTCTTCATCTTCCTCTTCCTTCTCTGATTCGAGGCTAACAGAGTTGTCTATCACCTCATGCATGAAGTGGTCAATCCTTGCATAGCGCGCAAGTAACGCCTCAATTGAATTGATGACAAAATAGATATCTTTTTGGTAAGAACCTTCGCCCTTGAGCGAAACGTATTGTCCAATATCGTTGAAGAGACGTTCTGTTACGTCTTCTAGCACGTCAGTGACGTATTGGGATCGAACATCATGTAATCTTTGTTGTGCCTCATCAGTCGTATTAGGCATATCAGTCTTATTTGGAAATTGGATTACATTAGTCATAGAACGCCTCCTAATGAGTTGGAGATGTTCTATTTAGGTGCGAGTTGCGTAAAGAATGATTACGTCGTTTGAGACTCGGTCCTTAATATCGATAGCGGCAGTCTTTACCGAATCCATTAGCTTGCGGCGGGCGACCTTGCCTCCGGACAAGACAGTCTGGATATGTTCGTCGGCTCTACGGCCGATTCGCTTGGAAAAGGACGCCTTCTCATCGTAATTCGTAATGGCCGTGCGGTGGACACCAAGGCCCTTGTCATCGGCCGTGCGAAGAACGGTGAGGATTTTATAGGTGCAGTTGAAGAGCCAAACTTCCTGTGCCCCCAAGATACGCTCCGGGGCAACGGAGACGATCTTGTGTTCGTCATCCTTGGCCTTGGGAGTCATAAACTTGAGGATTGCATCGGCCGACTTGACTTTTTTCTTTCGCGGCTTGCGCGTGGCCTTTTTATTCTCGGTAAACTTTTCGGCATCGGTGATGATGCTCGAAACGAAGTTGTGATAATCTTTAAGTTCTTTTGGCTTTAGGCGACTATACGCCTCGACAACCTGTGCGTCTTTCTTGGCAATCGCGATGGAAATTTCGTTCTGTAGGGGCTCATAATAATCGATAATTTCTTTTGCTAGTTTTGAAGAAACGCTATTGGAAGATAAAAACTCGTAACAATTAAAGTCCACCTGATGAGTATCAATCGCGACTTCAATATCAGAAATCAGATCGATTACCTTTTCACGGGACTTGACTACGGGG